TTTTAAGTATTTTACCTGCTAATAAATTAGCTGAATGCACTAAAGCAACTACATTAAGTAATTCTCCACAAACTTTAGATTTAGATACTACTACTATAGGTCCTGTGGTGTCTGTAGTTAGAAAAGATACAAATGGATATAGCCAAATATGCAGACCTATATCTTCTGCTTTGTCTTCAAGAGTAACTGACCCTAGTGATATTATGCATTCTACTGCATCTGACCCTGTTTATTTTATTAATAATGCAGTTTTAAATGTCTATCCAGACCCTACTGCTTCTCAGACTGCAGATATTTATCATGTTCCATTGCCAACTCATGTTTCTCATGATGATTCTGATATTGATAATTTTCCACATGAATATGAACAAATTGTAGTATTATATGCAGCAATAAAATGTGCACAGTCATTGCTTGCAACAGAAGAAGATGATGAGTTGTATGTGCCTATTATAACGACCTTAAAGCAGGATTATGCGCAAGCTTTGAATCTTTTAGGGGTAGGGGCTCAAGCACCAAAAGGAACAGGCCAGAAACGTCGTAATCCATTTGAAGCGTTAGAGAATATTCAACAAGGCGGTGAAGAATGAAAGTAAAAGATTTAATACAGCAAGTAGAATATCTTATGGGTAGACAACCAGAAAGATATATGATGCAGTTAATTAATGATGGATTGATGGATATGTCAGGGAAGATACAGCATCATACTGCACAGAAAAAACAAAATTTAAATTCAAAACAAAGGTGGTATCCTTTAGATGACAATATTATTGATATCACAAGAGTAGAAATTTTAGATACAGATAATAGATATGTGATGATACCTAAGTTGGCTGACCCACATAAATTATTAAAAGACGATTCAGATGATTCATCTGATTCATTAACATAGGAGTAAAAAATGGCAAGTACAGTGACAGCCTCAACAATGACAGTTACGATATCTGAGTCTATTACATTGAATGGAAAGAATCAAGGTGGAACACAAACATTATCTATTCCTTCAGTAGCAGAAGTTTCAAAAAGGATAATGACTTGTTTGACTTCAGAGGTTACTTTGGTATCGTTTGCAGCAGCAGTGGCTCCAGGTACATTTATTGATGCAGATGTTCGTTATGTCCGAATAACTAATTTAGATGATGAAAATTTTGTAACACTTAATGTCGAAGGTGAAGGTTCAACAGATTTTTCAATTCGACTAGATGCAGGAGCAAGTTATATTATGGCAGGTTCTTTTGTAGACCATATAGATATAAGCGGTGCAACTTTAGAAAATGTATCTGCTATTAAAGGAACTGCAAATTCAGCTGGTTGCGATTTAGAAGTAGTAGTAGCATCAGCATAGGAGAATAGATGGCTAAGAGAGATTTCCCAAATGATTATTTTGCATGGTATAATGACGATGATAGGTTAGGTGTATTGTGCCAAGTAGTATCAAATGACGTAAGCGATACTACACAAACAGTTCAAGATAAGTATGATACATATACAGGCACTAGTGTAACAAATGGGCTTAGAATACATTTTCATGCAAAGTATGGTCAAGTATCACAATTAACAGATGATTTAAGAACTGATTCTGGTGTAGACACATCTTTACATCCAGCGATTATAGATTATGTTAAATCAAGATTGCTTGAAGATATGGGAGATTTGCAACGAGCAGCATACTATAAATCAAAATATGAACGTACAATAAAGCAATACCCTCATAGGAAAAGTGGTATTAGAACTTTATCTGTACCTCATTTATAGGAGATTTAATGTCTATTGAAGATAAATTATCTAGTCTTTATAAAGATTTAGAAAAAGTTATGGCCAAAAGAACAGAATTGCAAAATGAGCTTCAAGACCTTACTACTTTAGCAGTTAAAATTCAAGGTGCAGTTGAAGCTTTAGAAGAAATAAAAGTTGACTCAGAACAAACAAAGGAGGAAAAATAGTGCTTGATACACTAAAGACTTCATGTTGTGGCATAGGCGGTTTTGCAGTTACATTTATGGAATTTATTCCAGATGTACTGCGAGTAGGAATTGCTGTAGTAACTCTTGCCTATATGATAGTGAAGTTGCGTAAAGAGATGAAGTAGTATGGCTAAAAAGTCTAAAGGGGTGATAAAACGTGCAGTTGTCACCCCTGACAAACATTTTCCTTTGGCTGACATGGCAGCAATAAATTGCTTAAAACAAGCAATAGAAATAGTAAAGCCAGACATATATATAGATTTAGGCGATGTAGGTGAATGGCATGGAGCATCACATTGGCAATGGAAGAGAAAGAAAAGACCTCCACTAGAGTATCAATTACCTTTTATAGACCAAGATATTTTAGAAGTAAATGCAGGAATGGATTGGATAGATGAATCTTTAGATAAAGTTAATTGTAAAAAGAAATACATGATTGAAGGGAATCATGATGATTGGATGAATAAGTTTGTAGATGAACATCCATTTTTAAAAGGATACAGGTTTAAAGAATGCGTAAATTTAAAAGAAAGAGGATACAAGTACTACCCAGCAGGAAAGTTTCTAAAGGTTGGGAATCTTCATTTTTACCATGGCCATCATTTCGCGGGAACTCATCATGCTCGAAATCACTTGATGCGTCTTGGTGCAAATGTAATGTACGGTCATCATCACGATTTACAGCAAGCGTCAGTCACTCATATGGATGGGGTGAAGTCAGCGTGGAGTATAGGCTGCCTAAAAGATATGACAGAGGAGCAGAATGACTGGCTTGGAGGAAGAAAAATTAATTGGTCTCACGCTTTTGCCATTGTGGATTTTTTTGATAAAGGAAATTTTTCGGTTAATATCGTACAGATTGTCAATGGAAAAGCATCATTGTGGGGAGAATTGATTAAAGGATGATGAGTGCAATTGTTTTATTATGTTTTATTATAGTATTTGTAATATATGTTGTCAGTATAGTCAGCTATATTAAAAACCATGAGGCAAATAACAAATAATGGATGTTTTTGCGATATTAGACCAATATGGAGTCCCCCTAGCAATGTGTGCAGCTTTTGGATATTTTATTTGGAAGCAAAATTCTTGGATTCAGAACGATTTAAAACGTGATTTAGATGACGCTAATGAGCGTTTTGAAAAAATAGTTATTGGGCTAATCAATTCTCAGAAGCAGATGCAACTAGATATTAAAGACTCTAAGGCTAGTTATAGGGCAATTGTTGAAATACTAGCATCTTTATCGGGCAATGGATTAAAAGAAAAATTTGTAACCAAAAAAAGAAAGTCTAGTGAAGATGAATGGTAAAGGTGACAAGCAAAGAGTTAGATGGTCAAAAGATTTTGAAAAAAGATTTAATTTAATTTTTAATAACAAGGAGAGAAATACTAATGGTAGACATGATAATAGCTTATCTAAAAAGCAATAAAGAAGAGATTATTGATGGAATTAATAAGAAGGTAAATATTCCACTAATATCAGAAGCTAAAGAAGAAGATATTTTTAATTCTTTATTTGATGGCTTTATGGAAGTTCTAGAAAAAGTACTAAGTAAAAAGAAATAGTGCCTAAAAAATCCTACAAAATAGAAGACTTCTCAGGAGGAATCAATCAATTAGCAGACCCAAGGGACATTGGCGATAATCAGTTTGAAGAATTGTTTAACGCTGATGTTTCTCGTGTTGGTAAAATTACTCTTCCTGGAAATGCTTTAAATGTTCATCAAGTAACAAATATTTTAAATAAAGTAGTTTCTCCTGAAAGTTCTTTAGGTGGCACTTTAACTTTTCAAAAAACAAATCAGGGTATTGCTCCTGGTCATGGTTTATTTGCGTTTTCGCATGACTATAATATGCGTGGAATAACAGATGTATTTAATAAAAAACGACCTAGTAATTTTTTATGCATCAATGATGGAGCTTATATAAATATATGGGATTCATGTCATACTGAAACTATTGGTGATTCTGATTGGATTACTCCTGCAATTAAATTAGGTGAAGCACATGCTATTGGAGACCCTGATGATATAGAATTTTCTGAAAAAGTAAAACCTACATATTATATGGCAGGTAGTGGTTTAAGAGTATGTGACGGTCAATTTTGCGAAATTGATACAAATGTTAATAATAGTGGAACTGTAACAGCTACTGCAACATCAATAACAGCTGGAGACAACGTAGTATTAAATAAAGATGAATACATAAGAATTAATAATGAAATTATGAAAGTTACTGCAGATAGTACTGGCACAAACATGTCAGTTAAAAGAGGTCAATTTGGGACTACTGCAACATCGCATAACAATTCATCTATTTTTAGAATTAATGTACCTAAAGTCTTAACACATATTAATCGACCAATGTTAGAAAAAGCAGGAGCTAATGTTAATATTAATAGGTGGGTAGAAGATATCCAAGCTCCAGAAAAACCAGACCCAGGAGCATTATCTTTTTTTCAAAATGGAAAAATAATTTCTTCTTCTTCTTCAACAGTTTTAGCAGGTTCAATTTATCCTTCAGAGCCAGAAAAAGTGTTTATGGGCATTATAGAAGCTGTAGATGATAATGAAGAATTTTCTATTAATGACAATGGAAGTAGTGGAACTCAAACCACTCAAGAGTCTGGCAATTCGTCAGAATCAATAATGAATATTCCAATTTATAGCAAATTAACAGGGGCTCTCCCTGCAGATTTTCCTGGCCCTTTCTCTATAGGAAAGGCTGTAATTATATCTGGATGCAGTGGAGACGTATCATCTTTAAATGGAGTTTTTGAAATAGTTGGACTTGGTTCAGATGTTATTAAAATTGCTGCAGAAAAACCTGCCACTATCACGCAATCTGGCTTTTCAGAAGCAACAGTTACATTAGAAGGAGAAGTAGTTAGTGATGATTTAAAAAATAAATATATTTTAGGAATGTCGTATACTTATCAGGGTGGAGGTAATGAAATTCAAGAGTCTGATATTACTATTGCTAATATGCATACAAATATTATTCCACAACAAGAGTCAGTATTTAAATCAGTTGGTAACTGGGATACAGCTGGCTCTGATGGAACTCTTGGGACATCTTTAAATAATAGCACTGAGTTTGACGGAATGCAATTACTTAATGGAAATGTTCTTGTTACTAATGGAGATAATGAACATCTTGTTTTTGTTACTGACGGCATAACTAATGCTGCAGATTATTATGTCTCTGTTAATGTTAGTAGCTATACTGATGGAACTGCTACAGTAGCAGTAGGACAATTAACTTCTACAGACGCTGGAGAATTTCTTGAAATTACATCTGCGGGCACACATACAGCAAAATTAGAGGCAGGAAGCACTGCAACAATTGGAGTGTCAATAAAATTTACAGGTAATGCGAACATGAAAATTAATAGTGTGCAAGTATGGAAAGACGCTACTAATGAAATGTCTGCAACAAATGCTTTAGATTTGCGAGATTTAGAATCAGCGGCTAAGTCTAGTATTGCATTTTTATGTAATAACTCAAGGAGTGGCTCTACTCAAAACAATAGTTGGAATGAAAGAATTGAAGGATTTAAAATTTACATGAAACAAGTAGATATGATGGGTGAAGGATTAGCTGAAGATTTTTTACTTTTATATGATGTAAGTTTAAAAGATGGAACATATGTATGTCATGGTAAAGACGGAGACAAAGAAACTTTAAGACTAGGAGATATTAGTAGTAATGCATGGAATGCTACTAATACTACAGACGCTAAAGCATTAGTTACATCTAATTTAAATGGAGATACTATTAAAAGTATTCCATTGCTAAGTTATGAATCAGAGAATGGATATCCTGCAGGGACTAATCTTGCAGCAATGTATAAAACATCTGCAATTGTACAAAGAAAAGTATATATAGGTAATCTTAAAATAAACAATAGAACATTTCCAGATAGAATGATGAGAGCCGATGCAGACAAGTTTGACACATTCCCAGACGATGGAACGCATTTTATTGATGTAGCTACTGCAGATGGAGACAGCATTGTTAAGCTCGAATCATTTGGAGATAAATTAATTCAATATAAAGAAAAAACATCATTTTTAATTAAAGTTACAAGTGAAGGTGAGGAGCTATTAGAAACATGGCAAGGAGCAGGAGTGTTATCTCCAAGTCAAGTTGTCAAAACAAATAAAGGCGTAGTGTGGGCAAATAGCAATGGATTATATGTATATGACGGAGAAGGATTAAAGCAAGTGTCAGAAGATAGATTTAAATCTAATAAATGGTCTATTAATGAAAACAAAGAAACACCTGTTATATTAGGATATGATGAAAATTCTAACAAAGTTATTATACAAACATTAAATAATACTGCTACAGATAGCGGTGGTTTTATTTATGATTTGTCAACAGGAGCTATTATACAATGTCAAAAGTTATTTAAATGGTATGTGAGTCAAGGCTCTGACTTAGATACTGATAATGAAGTGTATAAAGTCGCTCCTCCAGTTAGTGTAACAAGTGGGGAGGGTCCAACAAGATAATGTCTTTATATCGAACAAATATGGTTAATACTAGCGACAAAAAACTTGTTATTGCTAGTCAAAATAGTTTATATCCTACTTATGTTAATTTTAATGAATGGAGCGATTCTCCTCAAAATTTATATCAATGGAATGGAGGAGCCAGTAATTTTAATATACAAACAAAAGATATAGACTTTGGTAATCCTAGTCGAAGAAAAAAGATTTATAAAGTATATGTAACATTTAAAGCAGGCGGATATACGTCTGGGGTTATAGCTAAATATGCTACCAATGGTTCTAATACATTTACAGAAGGGTTTGATAATACACTTATTAAAGGTCAAACTGATTCAAGTTTTACTTTATATAGCAATACTAAAGGGTTTGATTCTTTCTCTGGCAGTCAAGCTAATTCTACAGATGATTGGATAACAGTTGCTTTAAAACCTACTAATTCTATTAACAATGTATATTCGTTTCAATTAAAGTTTGAATTTGCAAATGCTGGAAGACATAGCTATCCTTTGGCAGTAGCTAAAACAAGCTCAGATACTACTATTCAATTAGATGCAGCTGCTAGTCAAACAGCCGACACATATAACGGTCAACCTATTTATATATTTGCAGGTCCAGGTTTTGGTCTTCAAAGACGAGTGCATGATTACTCTAATGAAACAGAAATATGTTCTGTAGACGATGTAGTCTCTAGTGTTCCAACGATAGCCACAAATTTATCAACTAACTCATACTATGATGTAGGCTTTATTCCAAAAGAATTTGCAATCAATGATATAACAATTATATATAGAGAGAAAAATATCCGATAATGGCTATTAAAAGCTCAAGAGGTGTAACGTCTGGTAAAGGAACTCCTCAGCGTTTAGAGGGGCAAAATGGGGACATAACAATACGTTCTAGTTCCTCTGGTAAAAAGCTATTTGTTAAAGACGCTAATAAATGGCATTCTGTAAATTTAGATGTAAACACATTAAGCATATCTCAACAAATCAAATCTCTCAGTAACGATATTCGCAGTCTTAAAAATTCTACACGAAATAGACCTGTTCTTGATTCAGCTACTTTAAGAAAACCTGGAAGTGCAAATGTACTATTAAAAAATGAAAGTGCAAATTTTGAAATGGTATTTGACGATAATAATAAAAAAATAATAGGTAGCTCAAGTAGTAAGGTCGTAAGAGATGTAACTGATGGGAATCCTTCATGGCAAATAGGCTCATCTGATACAGAAAATTTTAAAATACAAACTACATATAAGTCTAGTGCAAAAGGGTTTAATAAAGTTTCTATTGGGACTAATACTGCTAGTAGTTTGATAAATGAAGGTCAAATAGCTTTAAATGTAGATGGTGAAGATAAATTAATTTTAAATGATTCAGCTCATGAAATTTTAGTAGATGGAGTAACTGCTTCTGATGTAGATTCAGCTGGTCAGCCAGTAGGTATACATATTAAAAATAAAGCTAGTCATAGCACTAATACAAATACACGAAGCTCAATACGTTTTTCACAATTAATGTCAAGTACGTTAAGCGAACAATTTGATGAAGTTGCATCAATAGTTGCTGGCTCCGAAGGAACATATAACAGTACAGCTGCTAATTCGGATGGATATTTATCATTACAAACTGCATTAAATGGGACTTTAACTGAAAGATTAAAAATAGCTTCTAATGGAGATGTTACTATAAATAATATATCAAGCG